TATACAAAAGAGCAAGCAGATACCAAAAAGATGGATTATGCTTATTGGAAGGATGCTGAAGTGGGGGAGTATGCAATCACCGATGATGATTACGTGGCTTTATGTTATGCTAGAAACGATTATACAGATAAGCAGGGACAATGTAAGACATTTGTCAAACTTACTTGTGGAGTGGGTTGGACTAGTCGTTTTACCAAAATAAATTTTGAAGAAAACCACAAATATGGAGTATATAGCAAAACCAACCCCAAACGTACATGGGATCAGGAAGAAGCTGGAACAACACGTGCTAAAAATACTGTTACCGCATATGCACAAATGCTCCTTGCAGATGGAAAAGTGGACTACAACACTCTTGGTAAGATATATAGACCTGACCAGAAAATCCCCATTGCAACGGTACGCAGATTCCTTAAACAAAAGGTAGCAAAAAAGATGGTAGAAGAAAAATTAAAAGAAATATTGGCTAAAAAGAGCATCTCCAAAGAGTTTGCTGTAGATAATATTGTATTAGCCCTAAAAATGTCCGAAGAAAAAGGGGATGTAAACAATTTTCTAAAGGCAAACGACTATTTAATGGATTTATTGGAAATGAAGCCAAATAAAAAGATGATAACCGACACAATACAAGTGGATTACACCAAACAAATAGCCGATACCATAGCACAAGAAGATAAACGTCTAACATTACAAAGAAAGAGTGAAGAAGATGAACGACCTGAATGATCCAGAACTAGATTATCAAGGAATAACAGAAGATGCCTTAAAAACAGAGCAATTGGATGCTGCAGTACGTGCATTGCATGTATTGGCTATTATGCAGAAAGGAGACTCTGCTTGGATGGCTAGTTATGCTATAGATGCTTTACGAGAAATAGAAGCATTAGGTTATCAATACGAAACGTTTAGAGATCAATTAAACTAATTGAAAGATCATACAAAATATATAAAAGACAAACTTGTTCAAAATATGATTATGTTTGGTAAGGTGATTATGCCAAACATGTTTTCGGCTCCTTCCCCAGATTTTCATTACAAAATAGCAGATGCTTTATGTGAAGAAGACAACAAACAAATTAATATTATCGCTCCACGTGGTCATGCTAAGTCTTCTATAGTCGGTGGTGTATATCCCCTTTACCACATCATGAACCATAGTGGAGCAAAACTTATTGTACTGGTATCCAGAACGCAGGATCATGCTATTAAACTATTGGGTACGATTAAAGACACAATAGAGTACAGTACAACCTTTCGTCAAATATACGGATATTGGGGACAGCACAGTGCACGGCAGTGGGCAAAAAGCGAAGTTGAATTGAAAGACGGTTCCATGATTATATGCAAAGGTACAGGTCAACAGTTACGTGGAATTAAGGTGGGAAGTCAAAGACCAACGCTGATTATTGTAGACGATCCTGAAGATGAGAATAATACGAAGACCGCTGAAGCTATGGAAGCCAATCTACGATGGCTATTACAGAGTGCTGTTCCCTCCCTAGACCCTAAAAAAGGTAAGATTATTGTTATTGGCACACCACAGCATCAAAGGTGTATGGTAGAAATACTAAAAGAAATGAAGGGATGGCACAATATGCATTTTAGTCCCAGCATTGTAAAAAATAAAGCATTGTGGGAAGAATGGCAGCCAATAAAAAAATTAGTACAGAAAAAAGAAGAATTAGAGTCCATAGGACGTAGCTCTGTTTTTTACAGAGAATACATGTGCCAGATTATTGGAGATGAGGATCAGTTGTTTAAACTGGATTATATCCAATATCATGACTATGAATTAGAAATAGACAGCGATGGGTATCATTATTTAAAGAATAAAGATGCAACCATACCAGTCAATGTGTTTATGGGAGTTGATCCTGCTTCTTCAGTCCGTAAGACAGCAGATTACTCTGTAATTATGCCAGTAGCGGTAGACGAAAACAACAACAGGTATATTCTCCAGTATTACCGTAATAGGGCAACTCCCATGCAACTTGCAGAAAACATTATAGAGTATTTTAAAATGTTTAAACCTGTCAAAGTACGAGTAGAGAGTGTAGGCTATCAAGAAATGCTACGAGAATACTTACGACAACGTTGTGATGAAGAAAATATATTTATATCTGGATTGGAAATTAAAGAAAGTCCTAGAACTAGTAAATCCTCACGATTAGAAACTATGCAACCCTACTTTGCTCAAAAAAAGATGTATATGATGGAAACGATGGAAGAATTAAAAGATGAGTTGCTGTTATACCCTAGAGGGAAACATGATGATTTATTGGACGGATTGTTCTATGCGACTAAAAAATGTTTTGCACCTGTACACAACGAAACACGTACAGCAAAAAAAGAAACTTATAAAGAGTATATTGATGATGATATAAGTTGGAAGATAGCATAATATGGAACTTTTAGTTAAAGTATACGTTTAACACATTAAAACCCCTTTCTGCATGCATAAGAATACCGTTAAGACCGATGAAGTACAACTAACACAAGATTTGTTATCTGATTACAGCTCTGCCAGACAGAATTGGGCAAAGCAAGCTGTAGAAGATAATGAGTTTCGTAACGGCAAACAATGGACAGACGATCAAGTACGTGCCTTACGACAAAGAGCACAGGAGCCGTTGGTTGTAAATGTAGTATATTCAGCAGTAGAGCAAGCCAAGGCAATGCTGACTGCAAACTCCCCTAAATTCCAATCGACTGCTAGAGAAACTAGCGATGCGAAAGTCGGTAGAATGTTTTCAGATATTATGGCCTATATATGGGATAATTCTAATGGGAATGTAGAACTGAAACAAGCGATAGACGATTACTATGTTAAGGGAATGGGGGTAATGATGGCACACATCGACCCAGATGCAGATTTTGGATCTGGTGAGGTCAAGCTTACATCTATAGACCCATTAGAACTTTTTATTGATCCTACGTCTAAAGATCCTTTTTGCAGAGATGCTGCACATATGATTGTTGGAAAGCTAGTATCGGAAGCTCATTTGATTGAGTATTATCCTGAATTTGCAGAGCAGATTAAAGAAGCATCAGAAACCAGTCATATCAATATGGATGCAGGATCACGATATGGACTTCGTAACGAAGATGTTACCATGAAACGTAGAATGACAGGGAGTTCTATTACAGGGGAAAGAGAATTAGAATTATTTGAACGATATACAAAAGTAAAAGATCCTTATTTTAAAATATACGATCCCTTAAGTGATGAACAGAAAGTATTGAATCAAATAGACTATGAAGGATACACAAAAGAGCCTATTGTAATCTTAACCAATGCAGAAGGTCAATCTGTATACACAGATAAGAAAAGTGTTAGTATGTATATGCAGATAGCAGAACAAATAGGTAATACGTATCACTTAATGATGGATATGAATACAGGGCAACCAACTCCTATGGCAGGAGAAGAGCATGCAGGTTCGATTCCAAATAGTACATCTACTATTGATATACTGACCAAAAAACATTTGATTGATGATGGTGGTATTTTAGTCAATGAAATAGAATTAACACAAATCCAGCAGATTGTAAGTGTTGGAGATGTAGAGTTGTTTAGTGTGGTGCTCCCTATTGAGGAGTATCCAATTGTTCCTTTTATGAACGGTTTTAACCGTAATCCATATCCGTTAAGTGATGTAAGACTGGTAAAAGGACTACAGGAGTATATCAATAAGATACGTTCCCTGATTGTAGCACATGCATCGAGTTCTACGAATGTAAAACTCTTAATTCCTCGTGGTAGTATGGACAAAGCTCATTTGGAAGCAGAATGGGGAAAAGCAGGTACAGCCGTCATTGAGTTTGATCCTGAATTGGGACAACCGATTGTAGCTGGCCCTGTACCCTTACCAAATGAATTATATAAAAACGAAGCAGATGCCAAAGCAGATATTGAAAGAATCCTTGGTATTTATGCTTTGATGCAGGGAGATATAGGATCAGCACCACAGACATTTAAAGGAACGGTAGCTTTGGATGAATTTGGACAAAGACGAATCAAATCCAAACGAGATGATGTAGAAGAATGCTTAAACCAATTGGCAAAGGTGGTAGTAGGATTGGTGCAGTATGTATATACAGATCAAAAAGTATTGAGACTAATGCAACCCAACAATAGACCTTTGGAAATGGAGATCAATAGTCCTATCTATGATGACGTAGGAAACCTAATGGGGAAAGTAAACGATATAACGGTCGGAAAATACGATGTTATTGTTTTGTCAGGGTCTACGTTGCCTTCCAATAGATTCGCTCGATTTGAGTACTATATGCAGCTTTATTCAGCAGGTCTAATAGATCAGTTGGAAGTATTAAAGCAAACCGATGTAGCAGATATGGAAGGAGTCTTGGAACGAGCAGGTCAAATGCAACAAATGCAAAGTCAAATCCAGGCCCAAACAGATGAGATTAAAAAGCTTAAAGGGGACTTACAGACGGCACAGAGAGAATCGTTACATGATCGTAAACGTGTGGAAGTAAAAGAATTTGAAAAGAAACTGGCTAAAGCAGAAGCTAAAGTGGAAATGGCATCCCAGTTATACAAGAACCGTTTATCCGATGAGTTAAAGATGGCCAAACAGGATATACAGGAGTTTAATCAGCCTAATCCTACCAGAGAAATGAATGAAGAAATGTTAATGTTGGATGAATAATGAGTAAAGAATCTGATTATATCATAAATCAAATAAATCAAGCACCAAAAGATTTTAAAGGAAATGAGTCTGATTTTATAATTGATAAAATAAAACAATTTAATGATCATGAAATATTATGGT